ACCTGAACGCGCGCAGCCGCCTATGGCGCAAACCGGCCTTATCCAGGCCAAAGTGGGCGCTGGGGAAGATATCAAAGCCACCACGGGTCAATACGACAGTTCAATTGGTGCGACCAGTAACGAGAGGACGGGTCGTGCGATTCTGGCTCGGCAAAACCAGGGCGATACATCCACATATCACTACGTGGACAATCTCGCGCGAGCGGTTCGATATACGACAAGACAGCTAGTCGATCTGATACCTAAGATCTACGACACGGAGCGCGTGGCGCGTATCGTCGGGCTGGACGGCGAAGTGGATATGGTGAAGATCAATCCAAACCAGCCAGAGCCAGTGCGCGTTATCAAGGATCCGATCACAGGTCTGGATATTGAGAAAATCTACAACCCGTCGATTGGTATCTACGACGTGGTTGTCACGACAGGCCCAAGCTACGCGACCAAGCGCCAAGAGGCGATGGAAGCGATGCAGATGATCTTGCAGACCAACCCGCAGCTTTGGGGCGTAGCAGGCGACTTGTTCATCAAGAACATGGATTGGCCTGGGGCGCAGGAAATGGCGGCTCGCTTTGCCAAGACGCTCGATCCGAAGGTTCTGGATAATACGGATGAGTCGCCAGAAGCGCAGATGATGCGTGCTCAGATGAACGACATGGCGAACCAGATGGAACAGACTGCGGCTCTGGTTCAGCAACTGCAACAGTCGTATGATATGCAGAAACTGGCGATTGACGAGCAAAATACGCAGATCAAGGCGTATGATGCGGAGACAAAACGGCTTCAGGCGATGCAAAGCGGGCTATCGCCAGAACAAATTCAAGATATTGTGATGGGAACTGTCGCGGCGGCAATGGACACAGGTGACATTGTGCCTAGATCGACGCCTATGCAACCTCAATTACCGGGATTAGAATAATGAGTTGCGCGGATCTAATAGGACACCTGTTTTTAGCCCGCGATGTGACGCATAGCGTGCATTTAAACACGCGATCCTATGCAAAACATAAGGCTTTGGGCGGCTTTTACGGAAAAGTCATCGACTTAGCTGACGATTTGGCCGAAGCCTATCAAGGCAGACACGGCCTAATCGGGCCGATTACGCTCCATTCAGCCAAAAAAACCAACAATGTCATTGAGTTTCTTGAAGATTCACTCAAAGACGTTGAAGAAATGCGGTATAAGGTCTGTGACAAGGACGATACGGCGATTCAGAACATTATCGACGGTATCGTAGACTTATACCTATCAACCCTGTATAAATTGAAATTCCTAGCGTGAGGAAATCATGGCATATGCTCTAAATCTAACGGCCACTTCGCAAGTTAAAGTAGGGCTTGCCAAGGTCAAAGGCGTTTTTGTTAGCTCTGGCTCATCGCCAACCATCGCAGTTTACGATTCAGCGACGGCTTCGACTTCAGATCCTGTTGTTGTATCTACTTTTACGGGCGCAGTTCCAGGCAATTACTCATTTCCGCCTGAAGGCGTCACGTTAAGTAAAGGTCTGTATGTTGTCCTCGGCGGCACAAATCCAAATGTGACGGTCTTTTACGAGTAATTTAAATGGCCTTTATTTATAATCTTACTGACAGTTGGAATGACGTTACAACTACTTGGAACGGCATAAAATTAGCTGTTACCGACACTGGTTCGTCAGCGACATCCAAGCTCCTGAATTTAACGATTTCGGGGTCTTCTACAGGGTCATTTACCGTCGATAAGAGCGGTAATTTGCTCCTTTCCGGCTCTGTCAATAAGATTACGATGACGGCTCCGGCCACTGGCGCGACGCTGACGCTGGCTGACGGGTCTACTTTTGCGACTTCTGGCGCTCACAGCGCCACTTTTACTTTTAGCGGCACGACAGCGCTGACGTTCCCAACGACCGGCACCGTCACAGCGCTTGGTAACACAACGACTGGCTCTGGCGACATTGTATTAGCGACCAGCCCGACGCTTGTTACGCCTAATCTTGGCACACCGTCGGCTGTTACGCTAACAAACGGTTTAGGTTTGCCAATCTCGACGGGTCTAACAGGCACCGGCACAGGCGTATTGACGGCTCTGGCTGTTAATGTCGGCTCTGCGGGCGCGTTTGTTACATTTAATGGCGCTCTTGGCACGCCTAGCAGCGGCAATCTAGCAAACTGCACGGGCTATCCACCAAGTAGCCTATCAGGCATAAATGCTAATGCTGCTACATGGCTTGTAACGCCATCTAGCGCCAATTTAGCGGCTGCGGTCACTGATGAAACTGGTAGCGGATCATTAGTCTTCGCAACCAGCCCAACACTCGTTACGCCTGACTTAGGGACGCCATCAGCGGCGACACTGACAAATGCGACGGGATTACCTATTAGCACAGGCGTTAGCGGCCTTGGGACAGGTGTTGCGACGTTCTTGGCGACGCCATCGAGCGCGAATCTCGCGTCGGCTGTCACTGATGAGACGGGATCTGGGCCTTTAGTATTTGCGACTAGTCCGACATTTACGTCTCAAGTTACGCTCGGCACACAGTCAACGACACGCGGAACGCTTGTATTAGCTAATACAACGGCTGGCTCTAAAGCCGTTACGCTGCAATCCTCTAATAGCACAGCGGCTGCTTACACGCTGACCTTCCCAGCGGCTGCGCCGGTCAACGGTTATTACCTTCAGACCGACACAAACGGCGTCTTATCATGGGCGGCAGGTGGCGGTGGTGGTGGCGGCTCTCCTGGCGGCTCTAATACCCAAGTTCAGTTCAATAATGCAGGTGCTTTCGGGGGTGACGCGGCCTTTACCTTCGTAAATGGCACCGGCACGGCTACTATGTCGCTTGGTGTCGCCTCTACGACATCGGCTGCGCTAAAGCTGTATAATTCAGCTAGTGCTAACGCTATTACAGTTGCTTCTGGCAATAATTCGTCCGCTTGGACGATGACACTACCTACGACCGCTGGCACAGCTAATTACTTCCTGCAAACTGACGGCTCCGGCAACACGACTTGGGCTGCGGCTGCGGCAGGCACAATCAACACCGGCACAATCGGTCAGATTACCTATTATAGCGGCACAAACACGCTGTCCGGCACAACGACCGGCACAGGCGTCCTAACGGCCCTTGGTAACAACACAAACGTCGCTGGCGGCGTTCTTGTTCCTGCGGCAGCTCTTACGGCGAGCGCTATCGTTCTTGGTGGCGGTTCTGGCACAGGGCCAGCCACTACAACGACAGGCACAGGCGTCGTCACAGCTATCGGTAATGCGGTCAACACAGCGGGCGGTTTATTAGCCCCTGCGGCAGCTCTTACAGCTAATGCTCTTGTTGTTGGCGGCGGTTCTGGAACTGGCCCATCAACTGTTACAACCGGTACAGGCGTTGTCACGGCTCTTGGCGTCAACACAGGCTCTGCGGGCGCATTTGTCGTCAACGGCGGCGCGCTTGGCACGCCTTCAAGTGGCACACTTACGAATTGCACTAGCGTCCCTGTTAATCAAGCAACGGGCGTTCTTCCTGTCGCAAACGGCGGCACGAACGCATCGTCAGCGGGTATTACTGCATTTAATAATATCACAGGATATACGGCTACAGGTGCGACAGGAACGACAAGCACCAATCTTGTGTTCTCGACCAGCCCTACGCTCACTACGCCAACGCTTGGTGTTGCGTCTGCAACCAGCATCAACAAAGTTGCGATTACAGCCCCGGCTACAAGTGCTACGTTGACTATTGCCGATGGTAAAACAGCTACGTTTAGTAATTCCATTACGTTTGCTGGCACTGATTCCACAACGATGACGTTCCCATCAGCGTCATCAAGTATTGGCTATCTGAACATTCCGCAGAATAGCCAAACAAGCGCTTATGTCGCAGCTATTGGCGATGTCGGCAAGCACATCAGCATCACAACTGGCGGCGTAACAGTTAATGCTTCAGTGTTCAGCGCAGGCGATGTGTTTACAATCTATAATAACTCAAGTTCTAACCAGACTATAACGGCAGGCACAAACGTAACTTTCCGTCTTGCTGGAACTGCTACAACAGGCCCTAGAACACTTGCTCAATATGGCGTTGCTACATTGCTCTGCGTAACTGGCGGCGCTAATCCAGTATTTGTCGTATCCGGCGGCGGAGTAACCTAATGTCCGGCATTATGGCAATGCTGTTTGCTAGTGGCGCAGCGTCATATACAGTTGTCGAAACATTCAATGCTTCTGGCTCTTGGGTTGCGCCTACAGGCGTGACGCAAATTGATAGTTATCTCATCATTGCTGGCGGAGGAGGCGGTGGCGGAGCTTCTGGCGCTGGCGGTGGCCGCGGAGGCGGAGGGGCTGGTGGATATATAACCGGCTCAAATTTAGCTGTTACGGCAGGGACTTCATACACGGTAACAGTTGGTGGTGGTGGAGCCGCTACATCAGCTACGGAAAGTAATGGTGGAACAGGTAGTGATAGTTCATTCCCTGGTGCGACTACAGCAAAAGGCGGCGGTTTCGGTAATGGTTATGTTGCTCCTTACATAGGCGGCACTGGTGGGTCTGGCGGTGGTGGAGCTCAAGGATATAGTGGCGGGTCTGTTTCTCCTTCTGGACAAGGCAATGTTGGAGGTGCTGGAGGAACATCCGCAGGTGGTGGCGGTGGCGGTGCAGGCGGTGCGGGAACGGCATCTACGGGCAACGTAGGGGGCAATGGCGGTACAGCAACAACTAATTCTATTTCTGGTGCATCTACATATTATTCTGGCGGCGGTGGCGGCGCTGGATATTCTGGTTCAGCAAATGGTTTAGGTGGCGGAACTTCAACAACTGCCAATAAGGGCGGCGGCGCTGATGGAAAACAAGGTGGCACAACTGGCAACAGCGGCACAGCCAATACTGGTGGTGGCGGCGGCGGTGGTGCTCAAGGTTGTGGAGGCGGTGCAGGCGGTTCCGGCATAGTCATTCTCTCATACAAAATCAACGCAGGAACATCAGTCACATTCAACTCCACAGCTACAGTAACAATTCCAACTGGCTGCACATCTATTGATTATCTTGTTGTTGCTGGCGGTGGGGGTGGTGGAACGACTGCATCTACATCAGGCAATGCCGGTGGTGGTGGAGCAGGCGGGTTTTTATCGGGGACAACATCCGTTACGGCTGGCGCATCTTATACAGTCACTGTTGGCGCAGGGGGCGCGGCAGGCACTGGCGGATCTGTAGCACCATCTGGTAGCCCTTCTAGTATTGGTGCGTTAGTTACGGCGGCTGGTGGCGGCGGCGGCGCTACTTATGCAGGCGCAGGTGCCGCTGGAGGATCTGGCGGCGGTAGTTCTACGGGGACTGGTGGAGCGTCTTCGCCAGCTTCGCCCGCGCAAGGAAACAAAGGTGGCGATGGAGCTTCAGGAACTGCTGGCGGCGGCGGTGGTGGCGCATTTGCCGCAGGAGGAAACGCCACACCTTCTAGCACTGGCGGTTCTGGTGGCGCTGGAAATACCTATTCTGGAACAGTCTATGCGGGAGGTGGTGGTGGAGGATCTAACACCGCTGCGCCAGCACCGGGGGTAGCCCCTGGTGGAACTGGCGGCGGCGGTAATGGAGCTTATGGCCCTTCTACTGTTGCAACTGCGGGAACTGCTAATCGCGGTGGCGGCGGTGGCGGTGGCGCAAATCCGTCAGCGGTTTGGGCAGGTGCTGCTGGCGGTTCTGGCATCGTAATCATAAAGTTTAACTGATGAAAAAAATCTACAAACTCTACGGCATTAACACAGCTATGTATCTTCTTCGCCCCGATGCTTCTTGGGAGTGCGATGGGCAGAAATTCACTCGTTGGGAAGATGAGCGTCCTTGCCCAACAATGGAAGAAGTCTACGAGACAATTGACAAGATTAAAGCATTTGAAGATAGCATAAATACGATCTACACAGCCAAACAGCTTGAAGAGATGGGCGTTAAAGAAGCCGAATTAGAGAAAGCTATCGCGTGATAATGGAAAATCTTTTCCCGATCCCAATCGGGTTTTTTAGATATGATGGCGAAGTAGATACAGATTTCCTCGCTGGTCAGCCTCAACGACCAAATGACGGCAACACAAGCAGTGAAGATAAGTATCTGCTAAAGCAGAAAAAACTATTGAATCTTCGTCAGTTTATTGAGAAATCGCTGCACGAATACTTTATGGCGACTTACTGCCCTAAGAACGACGCGCATCTAAAGATTACACAGTCTTGGCTGAACTGGACAAAACCGGGGCAATTCCATCACAAGCACGCACATCCTAATTCATTGATCTCAGGGTGTTATTATGTAAACGCCCATAAGAATAGCGATAAAATATTTTTCTACCGTGACGGCTATCAGCAAATCAAATTTCCGCCCGCGGAATGGAATCCTTACAATTCTGAGAGTTGGTGGTATCCTGTCGGCACTAATGATCTTGTGTTATTCCCTTCTTCGCTGACGCATATGGTTCAGCCTGTAGAGGGCGAAGACACGCGGATCAGTTTGGCTTTTAATACGTTTCCAATTGGCGTAATTGGAGACGAGAACGAATTAACCGCTTTACAGTTGGAAAAGTGACATGGCTCATTTTGCAGAGTTAGACGCAAACAATGTCGTCCTCCGCGTCATCGTGGTGGCTACAAAGGACAATTCAACGGCTGACGGCGTTGAAAAAGAAAGCATTGGACAGGCGTTCTGTGAACGTTTGTTTGGCGGCAACTGGGTTCAAACCAGTTATAACGGCAATATGCGCGTTCGATATGCGGGCATAGGCTATACTTACGACAAGGATCTGGACGCTTTTATAGCGCCTAAACCATACCCATCTTGGCTCTTAGGCCCAGATACAAATTGGTATGCTCCTGACCCCATGCCTACGGACGGCAAACCGTATGTATGGAATGAGTCAACACAATCATGGGATTTAGTTGACGCTCAATAGATGTTTATGTAATTATGTTTACTACCGACTAGCCGGATAGCTAGGTTAGAAAGGAAGTTGCCTTGAGCGACGAAGAACAGGCTGTAGCGGAGATCAGCCCCGCGCCGGAACAGGAAGCTACGGCAGCACCTGAATCTGTTGAGACGACGCCGGAGGAACAACAGTCTACAAAATCGTTCTCTCAAGAAGAGTTGGACGCGATTGTAGGCAAACGCCTCGCAAGAGAACAGCGCAAATGGGAAAGAGAGCAGGCTCAACGGCTTGCGGAGCAACAGGCTAGACAGCCCGTCGCACCTCCACCCGCGCCAGATGATTTTGAGAACGCGCAAGCCTATGCGGAAGCATTGGCAGAGCAAAAGGCTCAAGAGCTTCTGGCACGACGAGAGGCCGCAAGACAACAGGCAGCTCTGCTTGACTCATATAAGGATCGTGAAGAGGAAGCCCGCGAGAGATACGACGACTTTGAACAAGTCGCGTATAACCCGAACCTTCCCGTAACGGACTATATGGCTCAAGCCATCCAGGCTTCAGACATTGGCCCAGAGGTGATTTATCACTTAGGGTCTAATCCAAAAGAGGCCCAGCGGATCGCCAATTTGCCGCCGATTTTGCAGGCAAAGGAGATCGGTAGGATCGAGGCCAAACTGGTCGCGGAACCGCCGACAAAACGCACTTCAACTGCGCCAGCTCCGCTTGCTCCTGTCACGGCTACTCGGTCAAGCTCCGGCCCTAGATATGATACGACAGACCCTAGGTCTACAAAGTCGATGTCAACATCAGATTGGATTGAAGCCGAACGGTTGCGACAGATCAAGAAGTGGGAAGCGCAAAACCGTAGGTAACTTAGGTCATGTCAAACTCAATTTTAACAATTGACATGATTACTCGCAAGGCTCTTGAGATCCTTGAGAATAATCTTGTCCTTACGCGCACTGTAAACCGTCAGTATGACGACTCTTTCGCTGTAGAAGGCGCTAAGATCGGCTCGACCCTCCGCATCCGTCTTCCTGACCGCGCATTGGTCACGGACGGCGCTGCCCTTCAGGTTCAGGACGACAACGAGCAATACACCACGCTCACTGTTTCCAGCCAGAAGCACATCGGCGTGAACTTCACGACCGCCGAACTCACGATGCAGTTGGACGATTTCGCTGAACGTGTTCTGAAGCCTCGTATTTCGCAGCTCGCGTCTTCTATCGACGCCGACGTTGCGAACAGCTTCAAATACATCGGCAACTCAGTCGGCACCCCAGGCACGACGCCTGCTACGTCGCTCGTCCTGTTGCAAGCTCAACAGAAGCTCAACGAGAACGCTGCGGTTATGTCGCCTCGTTATGCCACTGTTAACCCAGCCGCTAACGCTGCGTTGATCGAAGGCATGAAAGGTCTGTTCAACCCTGTTTCGGCCATCTCGAAGCAGTTCAAGAACGGCGTATTCGGTGAAGGCATCCTCGGCTACGACGAGCTGAACATGTCTCAGTCAATCAAGCAGTTCACGACTGGCTCGCGCGCTGGCACTGTGACTGTTAGCACGACTGTAACGGCTGAAGGCTCAACGACTGTTGTTCTGACGGGTCTTACGACCACGACGATCAAAGCTGGCGACGTGTTCACCATCGCTAACGTCTACGCTGTCAACCCACAGACCCGTGAGTCAACCGGCTCGCTATATCAGTTCGTAGCTCTTGCTGATGTTACGGCGTCAACGACCGCTTCGGTCACTGTTCCTGCGATGTATTCGGCTTCTCAGGCTCTCGCTACGGTTGACGCTCTGCCGGTTTCCGGCGCGACTGTCACGTTCCTCGGCGCTGCTTCTACGCAGTATCCACAGAACTTGATCTATCACCGTGACGCGATCACCTTCGCCACCGCCGACCTTCTGCTTCCGCAGGGCGTCGATATGGCAAGCCGTCAGGTTCACAATGGCATCAGCTTACGTGTTGTTCGTCAGTATGACATCAACAACGACCGTCTGCCCTGCCGTATTGACGTGCTCTATGGCTACAGCGTGATTCGTCCGCAGATGGCCGTTCGCCTTTGGGGCTAAAAATAGAGGGGGCTTTGGCCCCCTTAGTTCCTTCTTTTTGGAGTTTAACCCATGACTACTACTCAGAACGCGGCTTATCCGCTTGAGACGTTTGGCCCTTATGGCCCTATTCCAAATGGTGATGGCGGTTATCAGCTTGGTGCAGGTAATCTTGCCGAAGGCAACATGCAGGTCGCTACCGTTACGTCTTTGACGGGCGATGCTACTCTTACGGCGGCTCAAGTCGCTGGCGGTATCATCTCTTGCAACAAAGGCAGCGACGCTGGTCTTACGGTTACGACGCCAACCGGCACGCTTCTTGACGCTGGCTTCCCAAGTGCCAAAGTTGGTTCAACATTTGAGCTGACGATCACCAACAACAACAACAGTGGCGCTTCGTCCACTGTTACGTTTTCTGGTGGCACAGGCGTTACGGTTGTCGGATCAGGCACTGTTGCTCGTTACGGCGGCGCAACATATCGCTTTGTCAAAACCGGCACCGCTACTTATTCAGCCTACCTAAAATAATATGGGCGGCGGCTCTAGAAGCCGCCCCTCCTCTTTAGGAGAATAATAATGGCTAATACCAAACCAGTTGGTGTTGCCTTCTCTGATCCCGAACTTGTGGCTGGTACAACCATCACGGGCGCTACGATCAGCGGCGGCACTATCACTAGCGCTACATCAATTAGCGCCACTTCAGTCAGTGCAAGCGATATTACCACGACCGGCGGTCTTTACATTAAGACGGCTACGGTTGCGGCGGCAGGATCTACGCAGGCTAACGCTGCGGCAGTTTCTGACGGCTTTACGCTTGTTACGGCAGCGGACGGCACGAAGGGCGTTGTTCTTCCTGCGGCTATCGCTGGCCGCACCGTTATTCTTAAGAATAACGCTGGTTCGACTCTTAAAGTTTGGCCTGCTTCGGGCGATGGCATTAACGCTATCACCGTAGATTCAAACTTTACGATGCTTACGAATACATCTTGTATGTATGTCGCGTATGACGCAACAACTTGGTATACAATACCGCTTGTTGCTTCTTAATAAATCCAGCGGCCTTCGGGCCGCTGTATCCTTAGAAAGTAACCAATGGCTGTTATTTATTTGAAACACCCCGAACATGGGGTTAAAGTGGCGTGTCTCGACCTAGAGGCCGAAGCCGACGAAGAGAACGGCTGGATAAGGTTCGACCCAGATGACGACATACAGTGCATACGACCAGATCTGCGGAGCACTGAGGCTCCTAGGAGTGTTAGCCGAAGGCGAAACGCCCTCAGTAGAGACAGCGAATGACGCGCTTTATGCGCTGAATCAGATGATTGACAGTTGGGATACCGAACGGTTGGCGGTGTTCTCGACTAAAGATGATGTGTATCTTTGGCCCGCTGGCGAGCGCTCACAGACCTACGGCCCGACGGGCGACGTGGTTGGCGAACGTCCTGTATTGTTGGACGACTCAACTTACTTCCGTGACCCACAGACCAATGTGTCTTACGGCATCAAATTTATCAATCAGCAACAATATGACGGCATCGCTGTTAAAACGGTAACGTCTACTTATCCACAGGTCATGTGGATAAATATGTCGTATCCAAATATTGAAATGGTCATTTATCCAGTGCCATTGCGGTTGTTGGAATGGCATTTTATTTCCGTGGATCGTCTGACGCAGCCTGCGACGCTGGCGACGGCAATCCTTTTCCCGCCTGGGTATCTGCGGGCGTTTCGCTACAATCTAGCTTGCGAATTGGCCCCTGAGTTTGGCGTTGAGCCTTCGCCTACGGTCAGTCGGATTGCTATGTATAGTAAGCGCGATCTGAAGCGCATCAATAACCCTGACGATATCATGGCGCTGCCTTACAGCATTGTCGGGACGAGGCAAAGGTTCAATATCTACGCCGGAAACTATTGATTTTAAAGGGTATTTTTAGCATGAAGCCTTCGTTTGGTCAAGATATAAGCCTCATGCGCTTCTTCGGGAGTAGCAAACAAACCTATGCGAATAAGTTTGTAGTTGACTCTTATTTCGGCCAGCCATTTGCTGTTTTCTTTTCTTACGCCAAGAAAACCGCTTCTATTCTTAATTTTTGCCCCCCGAATATTTTGCGCATTTTCCAAGTTAGAAACTTCGCGCAAATTGGACAGTTTATTATTGGCGCGGTTGCCGTCAATGTGATCTATCTGATCCGTAGGCCATCTATTATAAACGTAGAGCCACACCAAACGATGGGCAAGATAAAGAACATTATCAAGCCTAATACCAATGTAACCATGTTTCATTTGACACCCGACAACGTCACCCAAACGGCACTTGCGTCGCACTTTAGCCCATGTAAAAAGGCCGGTTTTAGGGTCGTAATTCAAAAGTTCGTGCAATCGTTCTGGCGTCATGGTGTTAATATTAACTCTGCTGTGTGCGGAGGTCAAGTCTAATGAAGACGCCGATACTTGGCAGCTCATATGTAACTAGAAGCCCCAACGCGGCTGACAGCCGCATGGTCAATCTCTTTCCAGAGGTTATACCCGAAGGCGGTAAAGAAGCTGCTTGGTTACAACGCGCGCCTGGGCTGCGTTATCTTCAGACATTAGGTTCTGGGCCAGTTCGCGGGCTTTGGACGTTTACAAGCGATACCATAGACCCTGCCGCAGGCGAATCTGCAAAAACAAATTATGGCTACGCCGTCTCCGCAACGACATTATATCGTATTGATTCTGATTGGAATTATACTGCGCTTGGAACAATTGCTGGCACTGATAATGTTACTATGACCGATAATGGGCGGCAGATGTTTATCGCCGCTGGGACAAACGGGTATATCTATAATAGCACCTATCAAGAACTTGCATTTAACACGACAAGCGGTAGCACGACTGTATGGAATGGCGATGTAACTTATGTTTACCCCAATCAACCTGTGTCCGGCACGGGCATCCCTACAGGCGCAACAGTTTCTAGCGTAGTTTACGATACGACAACAGCTACGTTTAATACGACTAATGCGAGCACGACGGTATCCGGCGGCGATACGTCTAATATTAATGTTGGTCAGCCCGTGTCTGGCACAGGTATTCCGGCAGGCGCGCGGGTTGCCAGCATTACGAATACTACGACGTTTGTTTTGTCAGCCGCCGCAACCGCTACCAATACAGGCGTTACGCTGACGTTTTCGCCTTTCTTTATTTTATCGGCAGCGGCTACAGCCACTAATACCGGCACTACGCTGACGTTTACGCCTTTCTTAACACAGCTCACGTCACCTTTTGCGGGCGCTGTTGGATGCGGTTTTCTTGACGGTTGGTTTGTTTTCAATCAGCCAGATAGTCAAATCTTTTGGGTTATGGATTCAACAACTACAACAGTTGACCCGCTTTATTTTGCCAGCGCTGAAGGCTCGCCGGACAATCTTGTTACACTGATTGTTGACCACCGCGAAATTTGGTTATTTGGCACTAACTCCGTTGAGGTTTGGTATGACGCCGGGCTGCCTGACTTTCCCATGGCGCGTATCCAAGGCGCATTTAACGAAATAGGTTGTATCGCAGCATATTCAGTAGCCAAACTTGACAACGGGTTGTTTTGGCTTGGCACTGACCAACGCGGTAACGGTATTGTTTACCGTTCAAAAGGTTATTCCGGCGAGCGTATTTCTACTCATGCTGTCGAATGGCAGATTCAACAATATTCAACCCTAGCCGACGCGGTTGGCTATACATATCAGCAAGACGGCCATAGTTTTTACGTTCTAAATTTTCCCAATGCTAACACGACATGGGTTTATGACGTGGCGACCGGCGCATGGCATGAGCGCGCGGGTTGGGAAAATAACGCATTTACCCGCACACGCGGTAATTGCCAATTAAATTTTAACAATGAAATTGTTATTGGCGACTACCGCACAGGCCAGATTTTTGCATATGACCCAACTGTCTATTCAGAAGCTGGCACCACGCAAAAATGGCTACGCTCATGGCGTGCTTTGCCTACAGGTCAGAATGATTTAAACCGCACAGCGCAGCATAGTCTTCAACTTGACTGTCAGGCCGGTGTCGGTCTTTCAGGTTACAGCCAAGAGGAAGTCAATGATATTATTTATATTTATGACCGCGCACATGATTATATTCTTGACCGCGCTGGGTCTGCTTTAAAAATCCGTGATTACGCTCAATACACCATAACTATTGGCGCTAACCCACAAGTTATGCTGCGCTGGTCTGACGATGGCGGACATACTTGGTCTAACGAGCATTGGAAGTCTATGGGCCAGATTGGTCAAACAGGCTACCGCACGATCTGGCGTCGGCTTGGCATGACACTTAAACTCCGCGATAGAGTTTACGAAGTATCTGGCACCGATCCTGTCCAGATCGCCATCATGGGCGCTGAACTGCATGTGAGCCCGACCAATGCCTAACTATATCGACAATAACACACAGATCCCCGCCGCCCGCGCGCAATTATGGGATAATGAATCCAACTTTGTTTCAAGACCTTGGTATCGTTGGTTTTTTAATACATATCAAGCCGTCGAGGCAGGGCGGCGATACGGATCTTTTTATAGCACTCAAACGCAAACGGCGGCGGCGACTAATACCGCCTATGCGATGACCTATAATACTACAACGCAGAACGCCCAAGGCACTGATTTAACATACGGGGTTTATACAGGCACACCAAATTCGCGCGTTTATGTAGATAATACAGCGACTTATAATATACAATTTTCGGCGCAATTTTATAGTTCATCATCATCTGGCAAGATTGTGCGAATTTGGATAGCTATTAATGGAACGGCGGTGCCAGATTCGGCAACTAAAATTACGGTTAAAGATGGCGCTTATGTTGCGGCATGGAATTTTCTGCTAAACCTTACCGCGAATGATTATTTTGAGTTATACTGGGATACAGATAATACAAATGTCTCTATTCTTGCTGAAGCCGCTGCGGCTCCCGTTCCTTCTATTCCTTCGGTCATTTTGACCGTTACAAGTTGTGTAGGTGTCTAAATGGCCGTTGTATCGCCCACCGCTAAAGCCCAATTTATTGACGCCGCTGGTATACCACTGGCAGGCGGTTTTCTTTATACTTACGAAGCTGGCACAACCACGCCACAAGCGACCTATACAGATTCGGCAGCTTCAACGCCTAACAGCAATCCTATTGTATTAGATTCGCGTGGCGAAGCTAATATCTGGCTGTCATCGGCCAACTATAAATTTAAGCTAACTGACGCCAATGGCACTGAAATCTGGACGGTAGATAACATCGCCGCGCCTTCAACGGCTCTGTCGCCGGTCTTTACCAGTAACGTTACCATCTCGGCTAATACGTCCGGCCCTGCGTTACTTATTACACAGACGGGTGCAGGCGCAGCTATTCGCGTTCAAGATTCAGCCGACCCTGACGCATCGCCATTTGTTGTTGATACATCGGGCAACGTCGGTATAGGCACCGCAACTCCGGCTAATGCCCTTGATGTTGCTGGCGGCGCTATTCAGATCTCAACATCGACAGGAACGGCTCGCACAGTTATATCGGCAGATTCTACGGATTCTATTTTTGCGGCTAGTGATGATCGTAACTTTACAGTTAAAACTAATGCGGCGACACGATTAACCGTCAATAGCTCGGCGGCAACTTCAACAGTTCCTGTGGTGCTTCCTGGCGTCCCTACTTCGGCGCTTCAGGCGGCGACAAAATCTTATGTTGATACATCCATGCCGCCCGGCGCTTTGTTGGCTTATGCTTCGTCAACAACGCCTTCTGGATGGTTGTTGTGCGATGGCTCCGCTGTGTCTCGCACCACATATGCCGATCTTTTTGCGGCTATTAGCACGACATGGGGAACAGGCGACGGTTCAACGACGTTTAACGTGCCTGATCTTCGCGGGCAGTTTTTGCGAGGCTATGACAGCCGCGCGACGGCTACCAGTAAAGATACAACGCTCATCAGTGGTATTACATCAAACACTAGCACAACAATTAGTGGCATAAATTCAACGACTTATTTATACGCTGGTATGCCAATTAGCGGCACAGGTATTCCTTCTGGCGCGACTATATCGTCTATATCCACCAATTCTATTGTTATATCCGCAGCGGCTACAGCGTCATCATCTACGTTAAGCGCAGCAACAACAAACGCATCTACTACGGTTCTTGTTAGTTCGACATCTACGTTATCCGTGGGGCAAGCTATTTCAGGAACTAACATTCCAACTGGCGCATATATTACAGCGATTACAAGCCCGACGACAATTACCATTTCATCGGCGGCGACTGGTTCTACTGCAACAGTTAATTTTACAACAGCCGCTGGAAGCACGACTGTATCTTCGGGAACTAACACGACACTTGCCGCAGGAATGGCTATTTCAGGCGCAGGAATACCGACAGGCGCTACCATAGTATCGCTCACTGGCGGCACAGGCGGCACAGCGTTTGTAATGTCGGTAGGGGCTACTTCTGCTAATACTGCAACGCCGCTTCGCTTTACAACAGGCACTATTACTTTAGGCACGTCACTTACTGTAGGCCGCACATTTGCCAGCGCGCAAATTGACGCCTACGCATCGCATAATCATAGTGTTAATGACCCTGGGCATTCTCATACTGCGGCAGGCACTACATCTACAGGAACAGGCGGGTTTGCTACGGCTATTAATGGAACGCAAGGCGCATTGATTACAGCGGGGCAAGGTGGCGGAACAATATATTATTCAACAAATACCGAAGTAGCTGCGACCGGCGCGACAATTTATAATTCTGGCAATTCTGAAACTCGGCCTAAGAACTATGCCGTGCTATACATCATCAAGACCTAGTATTATAGTGAGGCATTATGGATCCGTTCACATTAGCCCTTTTAGGCGGCTCTGCTTTAGCCTCCGGCGGCTTAAATTACCTAGGCTCTCAAAACGCTGCGAACACGCAAGCTAATGCGGCGCAGCAATCGGGGCTGCTTGGTCTAGTCGCTCAACAGCAAGCTATTCAAGCGCAACAGCAAGCGCAGCAACAAGCTGTTGGTGCTTTAACTCAATATGGCACTCAAGCTCAAAATGCGCTTGCGACTCAACAAGGTAGAGCTGAAGATTTAGGCCAGCGTTATCTGATGCAGGGTGTTGGGTATCAACAGCCTTGGATGAGCACAGGAGGTCAAGCTGCATCTCAATTAGCGGCAGGTTATGCTCCTGGCGGTCAATACGCAGAAATGCCGACTATAGCTCAGATCGAGATGGATCCTGGCTATGCTTGGCGGACGCAACAAGGTCAGCAAGCGCTGCTTAATGCGACCCGTGCAGGTATTGGCGGCGCTAATGCTGGTAGCGGCGCAGCCGGTAAAGCCTTCATGCGTTTTGGACAAGGCGAAGCGTCACAAGAGTTTGGCAACGCTTATGCGCGTTTTATGGCTAACCGCGCTCAAGCTGTTAACGCTCTTCAAAGTATGTCTGGACTCGGCGCAAATGCGGCTCAGACAGCCTCACAATTGACAGGTCAGACCGGCAACACGTTAGCGCAAGGCGCATATGGCACAGGTCAGAATCAAGCGCAGGCAGCGCTTACGACCGGCGGCAACATAGCTAACGCTTATACGGGCAACCTGCCAACGATGGCTGCTCTTAGCGGCGCTAATCCTTACGGAACTGCGGCTGAAAATGCTGCGGCAGCTCGCGCGTCTGGCTATGTCGGCGGCACATCAGCGCTCGGCAATGCGCTCCAAGGCGGCGTCAACGGTATGTTGGCCTACAGCATGTTAAACCGTATGCCGCAACAGGCATCTAATTTTGGCGCATATGGGCCTCAACCAACATACAATGGGCTTTAATTATGCCAGTTGATTACACCATAGCTGCACGCGGCGCACAGGCTAACACGGCTCCTGACTTTGCGAATACGCTCGCACAATATCAGATGATGGGCGCGCGCGCACAGCAAGAGCAGCTTCAACAGCTTCAGATGCAGAAATTGCAACAAGAGCAAGAGCATCAAAATGCGTTGAGCGGCTTATTAGGCAGGCCAAATTTTAATCTTATGGCTCCCCAAGCTATTAATGCTATTGCGGCGCATGACCCTGCGCTGGCAATTCAATTAGCTAATGCTCAAAGAGCGCAACAACATTACAATGTTTTAGAAAGTCAAGCTGCTCAAGAATTACAGGCTAAACTTCCAGTATATGGCGCTCAAGTTCAAAAAGAAATTGCACAAGGTAGTAAAGAAGCATTGCAACGCGACGCTGAATTATTAAGAACCCATGAGGTAAAAGGCGCTAAAATCGTCATGGCTGGCGGTAAAGGTTATGATGAATTTTACAAATCGTTACCTAAAGATTTGCAACCTATTTTAGGCCCAAAATATAATGAAGAGGCGTTAACAAATTTTGTGACGCAAATGGCGACTGTTCAAGACAATTTAAAATCGCATATTCAAGGAATTAAAGAAGGCGAAACGCCGGTTGTGGTTAAGCCGGGTATTACTGGCGCGCCAACGATGCAAAAAGTGCAAGAAACGCCTTCTATTGGGCGTAATCTTGGCCCTGCGGGGATGACTTTATCTCCTGAAGATGCCGCCATTCAAGATACAATGGCAACTGAACAAGCTATTATGCGTTCAGCTCCGGCGGGACGTGAAAAAGAAGCGCTGGGTAGACATCGTTTTAGCAATACGCTTAAAGATATGGGAACGACATTTATTGATCTTGCCAAAGCTAAAGGTATTGTTGTTCCTGGCGAATCAGCGGGCGATACTTTTGAGGCTTTAGCTAACAAATCTAAAGCTGGTCAGATCCTTGGCAAACTGGACGCCAGTGAGCGTCTAGCGCTTGTCGATCAATTAAAATCGCTTGTTACAACAGCGGTTCCTCAATTCGCTGCGGCGGCTGGGCTTCAGAGCAAAAACTTTGACTCTGAAAAAGAAGGCCAGCGCCTTATGAGCGCTTTGGCAGACCCCGATAATATTGCCAACATCAGTAGCGCATTTGGCATCCTTAACAATTTGAATAAACAGTTTGGATCGGGCGCTCAATTGTTCGAACCTAAGAAAGAAATTGGCGGAATCATTGGCGCTCGTCGTCCTGCGACTGAAGCCGCCAAGCCAAGCGGTGTAATTGACTTCGGGGATCTGAAATAATGGACGTTCGGCTTCCTGACGGCACCGTTATCAAAAATGTGCCGGATGGCACGACAAAAGCGCAGCTTGTAGAAAAGCTGAAAGCTAATGGTTATGACATTAGCGCGCTTGGCGAAAAGCCGTCAGGTTTTGCTGGCACAACGTCAGGGCAAGCTCTTAGCTACTTAAACGAAGCTGCCGGTAATGTGCCGCAAGATGTTATGAATATCGCGCAAGGCGCATATAATGTAGCCACAAATCCGCTTCAAGCGCTTCAAGGCGTAGCGGAAGCTGTTGGTAGTCCATTACAGACCGCAGCTCAATTAGCTGGCGGCGCATATCAAGTAGCTCGACATCCTTTTGAATCTTTTAAAAACGCTCCTGTCTCGACAGCGCTAGGCGTCACTACCGCGCGGGGACTTATGTCGCCGCTGATGACTGGCGCAACAAATGTTGCAAATATAGCGACGCCTATAGTTCGTAATATGATGAATCCAAAAGCGCAAATGTATGGCGAGGCTTTTGGCGCGCAAATGCCAGAGGCTATGAACGCATTAGCCGCCGCAAAGCCTGGGATGACTTCGGCACAAGCGCTTGCAGACATAAACGCGCCAGCTATTCAAGCTATAGGCGAAAAAGTTGTTCAGCAAGTGCCACAACAAGCGCGCGCGATTCAGCAAGCGCAAGAAGCCAAACGCGCAACAGCTATTGGTCAGATCGCCGGAACGCCAGAAGAACTGGCGGCAGCTAAAGCTGCGAGAGATTTAGCCGCATCTGAAAATTATAGCCTAGCATTTAAACAAGCCGCGCCTGAAATACCTGAAGAATTACTTAACCGGCCATCCATGAAAAAAGCGTTTCAAGTGGCTGATGATCTTGCTGCGGAGCGAGGCGGCACAAGCACACCCATGCAAGCGCTTCACGATGTTAAATTAGCGTTAGACAAAATAATTAGCC